ACGCGCGCGATCAGGGAGTCGCGCGGATTGCCACGGTGGAACAGCTCGACCACGTTGCCGCGCACGCCGTACACGGCGAGACACAGGACGCCGACCAGCATCGTGTCGGCGAGGTTCGCCGGCGGCATTGTGCCGAACGCGGCGCGGATCGGCGCCGCGCCGGCGGTGACAGCCAGCGCATAGGCCAGGCATGAAGCGAGCGGACGGTGCGCGCCGGCGCCGCGACGGAACGTGACCAGGCGCAGCGCGAGCAGCGCGCACAGCACCGCGTAGATGATCGTCAGCATCACTTTTCCCTCCCCTTGAACACGTTCAGCAGCCGGTCGGGCGCGTCGGCCTGGGCGATCAGCCACAACAGCAGCTTCACGACGAGCGCGGAAGCGATCAGCGCGCCGATGCCGGCGTGCACCTCGACGCGGGCCGGCAGCACTGCGTCCAGTGCTGCGGCGAACAGCTCGGCCGTGAGGCATCCGGCGACGAACGAGATCACGAAGAACGCAATGCGCTTCGGGATCGACGGATCGGCCGCCGTCATCACGAACAACAGCGAGCCGGCGAACGCGCCCATGACGACGTTGGCGTCGACGCCGGGAAACAACGACAGCGTGGCGACGCCGAGCGCCGCGACCGTCGCGGACGACGTGGAAATAGGTTCAGCCATTCTCAATCCCATAACTGGAGCCGCTCGGCGCCGGATTGCGCCGCTTGCGGTACTTCGTCGGGCAGCTCGACGAGCAGCCCGTGAGGCAGGATCGGGCCGTACTGCGCCAGGTCCCGGTTGAGGTCGAGCACGGTTTCGACCACGCCGCGCGTGCGGCCGAGCACGCGCCAGCACAGCCCATCGACGGTTTCCCCCTGAAGCGCACGCACCTCCATCAGATCAGCTCCACCGTGACGCGCGGCCGGCGCAGCAGGGCGCTGATGGCCCATCGCGCATCGCGACGCAGCTCGTCGCCCTGCGGTTCCAGCTCGTCGGCGCGGCGTGCGCCGTCGCCCGTCGTGTCGTAGTCGCGGTACCGCTCGATCAGCGACGCTTTCGCCAGGCAGTACACGGCGCGGCGGTAGTGGTGCAGCAGCACGCTTTCGCCATCGAGCTGCTCGGCCGGAACCGTGGCGAGCTGCCCGACGCCATCGGCCTGCCACGTCGCACGTGCACCGCGTAGCTCGTCGTTCACGTTGGCGATCGCGTCGAGCAGCTCGTGACGCAGACGCGCATCGGTAACGGAACCGTCGAGGCGCATCGTGTCGCGCGCGTGCTCGAGTGACACATCCGGGTAAAACGGATCGTTCGTAATCGGCTTCGCCGATTCAGCCGGCGGGCGCTGTGTCTGGGGCGTCGAGACAAAGGACATGGTCGGGGGGCGGTCGGGTTGATCGGGTGAGGCGGTGGACGGGGCTTTCGCGCGGACAGTGCCGGCTACGGCCCCGTGCCGCCTGGTGCGCGGGGTACGCTCGGTGTCAGCCACCGGGGCCGGACTGGCCCCCGTTGGCGGAATTCTTCAGCTCGCGCTCGAGCCGTTCGATGTCCTTCTTCACGCCTACGTTCGCGAAGAGCTGCAACGCGCGGCGCAGGTGGTCGAGTGCCTTCGCAGGATCGGATGCGGCCAGGCCGTAGCCGATCGCCTTGTGCAACTTCGCGCGCACTTCGTCGGGCATGTCACAAACGACCGTCAACCATTCGATCTCGAGTAGCGGCTCGACCTGGATCGACTCGCCCGCCCGGTTCGCGCGAAGTGCGGCTTCGGCAAATTCCTCGACGAGCAGGCACGGTGTGCTGCGCTTGTACTGGTCGGGCAGCGCGAGTTCGTGCCGTACCGCGTACGCGCCGATCTCGAGCGCGCCCTGGAAGTCGCCTACGTCGATGCGCCAGACCATGATCGTCATCAGCACGTCGTCCTGGGCGCCAGCCGCACCGTCCAGTACGCCGGCAACCCACGCGTCGTATGCGGGCAGGAACTGCCGCTTCAGGTCGGCCTTGCGCTCGAGCGACTCGACGGCCTTCAGCGCCCGGCGGTGTTCGTCGAGCTGCGCGAGCATCAGCGTGTAAGCCGAGTCGTCGCGCAGCCCGCCGACACTCGTCGGCGTACCGCGCGCGGCCGTGGCCGCGACGGTGCGCTGGAAGTGTTGGCGGAACGGGTTCGTCATGCGCCGTCCTTCGGTGCGACCGGTGCCGGGGCAGCGTCGACGAGCTGGATGCCCTCGACCACGCAGCCCGCGCCGTACTGCTCGATCACGTACGCGTCGTTCGAGCTTTCATAGTTCTCGATGCGATCGCGCTCCGGAACTTCCTTCAGCGAGCGACGGCGCGCGCTCATTTGCCAGTAGATCGACAGGTTGTCCAGGCGCGTGACCATCAGCGCATGAGCCGGGAAGTACGGAACGCTGACGGCCGGCAGGTTGCCGATGCGCTTCTGCGACACGACGATGTCGGTTGCGAGCGTTTCGGTCGACGGCTGGGCCTGGTTGATGAGCGGGAAATACTTGTCCTGGAGCAGCTCGCGGCCACAGATCACGACGAGATTCGGATCTTCGGCGTACCACGGGTCGAGGAACTCGTTACGTGCGAGCGAAACGACCGCGTCGAGATTCTTGAATTCCTCGCCCTTGCCGATCTTCACGCCCGAGAACACGCGTTGCTTCGCGTTGTCGCGATACTGTTGCAACCAACCGATGTTGACGTCCTGCAGCAGCGGGTTCGTCTCGAGATTGGTGTCGGGCGCAACCTTCTCGCCGTTCCAACCGATCATGATGCGATCGAGCGCCTGGCGCGCGATGATGGAGTCGCGCACGCGCGCCTGAAAATCCGGGAACTTCGCCCATGCGTCGAGCTGCTGGTAGCGAATGTGGGTGTCGTAGTCGGTCTTCTCGCAGCGGTATTTCTGGTTGTCGAGTGCCGAGACGTCGCGCGTTTCGCGCGCTCGCTTGGTCGTATCCGTGCGGCTCGCGATCGGCCCGGACGCGCCGAGGCCGATTTTCTCACCTTCCATTTCCTCGACGCCGTGGATGTTGATGAGGCCAAGGAAGTCGCTCGATTGCTGAATTTTTGTTTCGAGCGTCTGCTGCACGCTCGGCGCGACCGAAAACTTCTTCGTTGCATCGCCGACGCCGTTCAGTTCCTGGATGCGGGCCAGGAACCGGTTGTACTGCTCGCGGGTAGTGTTCCGCATGAATTCTCCGTCTATCGAAAGTTTGATGAGGTCGGGTTAGCAGTCGGTCTGCGCGCCGTTGTCGCTGCCCGTCGATGTCGGCCGCTGCTGCGTGCTGCTGTCGGTGCGCGACAGCTTCACGACCAGGTCGCTGTGGCGCTTGTCACCGGCCTGCTGCGCCTTCTGCAGTTCGGTGAAATTCGCGTTGAACTTCTCGAGCTGCTCGAGCACCTGGCCCTGGCTTTCGGCGAGTGCGACGACCGATTGCGACAGGTCGGAAAAGCGCTGGTCGTCGGTCGCTTCTTTGCGGTTCAGCATGCCGCGCACCTTCGAGAACAGCGACTTGCCGGCGTCGCCGGTGCGCGGTGCGTCGTCCTCGATCTCGATGTCGGCTTCGACGGCAGCGCTGAAGAGGTTTTCGGGACGTTGCTTGCGCGAGTCGTACGCCTTGTGCTTCGCGCTGAACTGCAGCATTTCGGTGCCGAGACTCGCCGGGTTGTCGGTGACTGCCAGGCCGACCAGATACGCCTCGCCGGTGCCGGCGAAGTCCGGGTCGATCTCCATCGACGAGTAAACCTTCTGGCGCTGCTCCGTGGTCAGTGTGACCAGATCTTTGGTCGGCGAGAGCTGCGCGAGCAGGCGCATCTTGCCGTCCTGCTCTTCGGCCTTGAGTGCGATCACGTCGCCGTACGCGCGGAACGTGCCGTCCGGGTACATGCTGCGAATGTGTTCCATGTTGATGCGCGCGCCGTACGTATTCGGGTCGTAGCTGCTCGCCATCTGTTCGAGCATCGTGCGATCGATCGTGCGGCCGTCCGTCGTCGCGCCTTCGGTCGCGATCCGGAAAAACTTCGTCTTCTTTGCCTGTGCCATGTGCGAATCCGCTGAGAGGGGGCTGTGTTCAGGGATTCCAGTTTCGGCAGTTCGACCCACGGTCGCAATGCATGTTGGTTGTGCACGCAACCGATACAACCGCATGCAGTAGGGCCTACGCGCGCGCGTCGGTAGCCTTGCTGCATGACTGCACTTCCCATCGATTCATCCGACATTGATCCACGCCGACGCGCACGTGACCTGTACTGGCAGGGGTATCGCATCGCTCGTATCGCCGAGCTGCTCGATGTGAAGCCGGCCACGCTCTATAGCTGGAAGAAGCGCGACCGATGGGACGAGACGGAGCCGGTCGATCGGGTCAACATGACGATCGAAGCGCAGTTGATCAAGCTGGTCACGAAAGAGGCGAAAGAAGGGCGCGATTTCAAGGAGATCGACCTGTTGACGCGCCAGCTCGACCGGTTGCGCTCGCGCCCGGCGAACGATGCAAAGGTGAGCGAATCTGGGGGCGCGGGCGGCACGCGTCGATCGCGCAGTTCGGACGATCGCAACGCGTTCAGTGAAGAGCAGGTCGAGAAACTGAACGACGCGTTCCTCGAATCGATCTTCGACTATCAGCGCACCTGGTACCGGGCCGGCTTCAAAGAGCGGATTCGCAACATCCTCAAGAGTCGGCAGATCGGCGCGACCTGGTACTTCGCGCGCGAGGCGCTGCTCGACGCGCTGAACACGGGGCGCAACCAGATCTTCCTGTCGGCCAGCAAGGCGCAGGCGCACGTGTTCCGCCAGTACATCGTCCAGTTCGCGAAGGATGCGGTCGGCGTCGAGCTGCGCGGTGATCCGATGGTGCTGCCGAACGGCGCGACACTGTACTTCCTTGGCACGAACGCGCGCACCGCGCAGAGCTATCACGGCAACCTGTATTTCGATGAGTACTTCTGGGTGCCTCGCTTCCAGGATCTGCGGAAGGTCGCGTCGGGTATGGCGATCCATTCGCAGTGGCGCCAGACGTATTTCTCGACGCCGTCGAGCCTCGCGCACGACGCGTATCCGTTTTGGTCCGGGAAGCTGTTCAACCGCGGTCGGCCGAAAGATCAGCAGGTGTCGATCGACATCTCCAACGCGACGCTCGCGGCAGGCCGTGCGTGCGGCGATGGTCAGTGGCGGCAGATCGTGACCGTCGAGGACGCCGTGCGCGGCGGCTGCAACCTGTTCGACCTCGAGCGGCTGAAGCTCGAATACAGCGCCGACGAATACGCGAACCTGCTGCTGTGCCAGTTCATCGACGATTCGCTGTCGGTCTTCCCGCTGTCGACGTTGCAGCCGTGCATGGTCGACACCTGGGAAGTGTGGGACGACTACAAACCGCTGTATCTGCGTCCGTTCGGGGACGACGAGGTGTGGATCGGCTACGACCCGTCACACACGGGTGATGCCGCCGGCTGCGTGGTCCTGGCGCCGCCGAAGTATCCCGGCGGGAAATTCCGCGTGCTCGAGCGGTTCCAGTGGCACGGCCTGGACTTCGAAGCGCAGGCCGCGCAGATCGAGGCGCTGACCAGGCGCTACCGCGTCACCTACATCGGCATCGACACGACCGGGATCGGGCAGGGCGTCTATCAGCTCGTCACGAAGTTTTTCCCGGCGGCGACGCCGTTCCACTACTCGGTCGAGATCAAGACCGCGCTCGTGATGAAGGCGCAGAACGTGATCCGCAAGGGCCGGCTCGAGTTCGACACGGGCTGGAAGGATCTCGCCGCGTCGTTCATGGCGATCAAGAAAACCATCACGCCCAGCGGCCTGCAGGTCACGTACAAGGCGAGCCGCTCCGAAGAGGCGAGCCACGGCGACCTGGCCTGGGCCTGCATGCACGCGCTCGCGAACGAACCGCTCGAGGGCGCGACGGGCACCAATACCGGATTCATGGAGATTTTTTAATGTCACGCAAGTATCGACGCGGCGCCGGGCGCCGCACGCACGACCGCGCCGAGCCAGCGCCCGACACGACGCCGGCGCCGCGCGCGGAAGCTTTCTCGTTCGGCGATCCGGTCGAGGTGATGGATCGGCGCGAGCTGCTCGAGTATGTTGAATGTATGCGGATGGGGAACTGGTACGAGCCGCCGCTGCCCCTTGACGGGCTCGCGCGCTCGTTCCGGGCGGCGCCCCATCACAGCTCGGCCATCTACGTGAAACGCAACATCCTCGTGCAGTCGTACGTTGAGCATCCGCTACTGTCGCGCGCCGACTTCAGCCGGTTCGTGCTCGAGTACCTGGTCTTCGCGAACAGTTACCTCGAGCTGCGCACGAACCGGCTCGGCACGCCGATGGCGCTGAAGTCGTCGCTGGCGAAATACACGCGCGTTGGCGTCGAGCCGGACGAGTACTGGTTCGTGACGAACGTGCGCGAGCCGCACGCGTTTCCGAAGGGCGCTGTCTATCACCTGTACGAGCCCGACCTGAACCAGGAGATCTACGGGCTACCCGAATACCTGTCGGCGCTGAACTCGACCTGGTTGAACGAGAGCGCGACGCTGTTCCGCCGGCGCTACTACAAGAACGGCAGCCACGCCGGCTTCATCCTGTACATGACCGACCCGGCCGACAAACAGGAAGATGTCGACAACCTGCGCTCGGCGTTGAAGAACGCGAAGGGGCCGGGCAACTTCCGCAACCTGTTCATGTACGCGCCGAAGGGGAAGAAGGACGGCATCCAGCTCCTGCCGATCGGCGAGGTCGCGGCGAAGGACGAGTTCTGGAACATCAAGAAGGTGACGGTCGAGGATCAACTCGCGGCGCACCGCGTGCCGCCGCAACTGATGGGGATCATCCCATCGAACGCGGGCGGGTTCGGTGACGTGGAGAAGGCGGCCGGGGTGTTCAACGGCCTGGAGATCGAGCCGCTGAAGGCTCGACTTCGGGAGGTGAACGACTGGCTCGGGATCGAGGTCGTGCGGTTCCGGGACTTCGAGATGCCGATGGGCTGACGCCCGAGCGCACACCTGGCAAAGCAAAGCCGCCGGGCACTTCGGTGCCGGCGGCTTTTTTGCGTCTGGCGCCCATGCACGGGCGCAGCGGATTAGAGCGCCTCTGGGCGGCCGCCGTCTAGATGCACCCCAAGGGGCGGACCA